ATCAGCAATAGCAGCAAACTTTTGACCTGCTTGAACAACAAAACCTAATAGTTGAAATAAAGTTTGATCAGGACCTTTGTAAGGTAAAGGAACTAATCCTTCTCTAAGATTTCCACTGGGGGCGTCAACATCTCTGAACTCTCCTGGTTGGAGGGGATTATCGTCATCCCGAATTCGCAACCCTCTTGCTTTAAAACCTGCAGGGAGATTGGACAACGTACCAGCGTCGATAAGCTGACGGAGGGCTGCTGTTGCAGTTCTTGATAATCCGCCGAGCATGTGGATAAGACCAAAGCCATAAAAGCCAAGGCCAGGTAAAAACTTATAGTGTACAAAATATTGTATTTTCTTTTTAAGGGGATCATTAGGATTCCAGTTACGATATATGGACAATACTTTATTAGAGCCTTTGTCAATAGTTACAATGTAAGGAACCTTAACACCACTTGGATCTTCAAATCCCACTAGATCTAAATCCACGTGAAATTCTAAAAGATTATAAACATCCATAGATGTTTCTTCATTCGTTCCGTCTAAGTCGTTATATTTATTTTGAATGTCGCTGTCGGTTGGTAAAGAAGGTTTAATATCAATATCACGGAAAAAACCAGAAGCTTGTTTTTTTCGTAATTCATTATCCATCATAGTTACAACATGACAAACACGCTCACACGATTGAATGTCTGTTGTTAAATAAGGCAGCACAATATCTTCGGCTGGAATAAACTCGGCGACAGCACGTTGTTTTAGATCTGAATAATAAATCTTTTTAAACGCACTGCCAGCGAGCGGGAGGAAGAAGAGTAATTGGTCCATGTCGGGATCATACTCTTCCATGACATCCATGATCTGATAGTTCATGAAGTCTTTAACTCTGTTAGCTTGTTCTTGAACCTGAGGATCAATTTCGCCAACAATCTGTGTTCTCACCGGCCCATCAGCTGGGAGTAATTCTTTATAGGCTTGCGCCTGAAATTGTGTAACTGTTTCTGCTAGTAAAGGGTGGGTAACGGAGCTAGCTCCTGTAAACGGTTGTGTTCTATCGGTGTATTTAAATCCTAAAAGATCTAATCCATCAACGTAAGCTTTTTCCCAATCACCGCGACTAGATTTATCTTCATCATATAAACCAAATAAATCATCCGCCATTTTATTAAGTTCTGTTTCTTCTACCACTTCTGCCAGGTTAAGACCAAAATCTCCTTGAGCCGCGGTCATCTCTTCTGGGTTAACAATAGCAGAGCCATCTTCCATCATCTCTACATTTTCTTGAGTCACAGCTCCTGGCTGTTGAATTTCAATATTAGCAGAATCTTCAATAACTAAATCTTCAACTTCTACTTCGGGTCTAATCGGTTGTTCTGCCATTATCTAATTGCCTTTTCTACGTAATTATTTGTCATTTTTTTATATACAGGACCGCCATGTTTAAATCCTAATTTTGTTTTAATTTTTTTAAATAAAGAAGGTTCTTCTTTTTCTTCCTTTTTTGGTACACTAGCTTCTTCCAAATCACTAATAACTTTATTTAATTTTCTTTGTCCATAATCAGTAAGCGTAAAGTCATACATTTTTTCCATAAATTTTTTTGTTCTTTCATCATCAAAATATTTTAAATCCATAGATCTAATTATAAATTCTTCTGAAAAACCAGAATCATCTACAATTTTTTGAAGAACCGGATTATCATCAATAGCTTTATGTCTAAGTTCATGAATTAATGTTATAACTCCCTGTTCCGTGTTCCAAGGTTCCATCATAATTACACCTTTATTAGCTTTTGACATTTTAGGATTTAATCTATCTAAATCTTCGTAATCTGATTTATATAAATAATTTCTTTCTACTTTATTAAGATTTGTGTCTGATTGTTTAGCAAGATCGGAACTATACGATCCATATGTTCTATATCCTTTTTTTCCTTTTAATATTTGAAATACAGCATCAACATCATACCCTGCGTTAGCTAAAGGGTCTTTTTCTTTAGCATCAAAAATTTTTTGTAAAAATTCGTAATTGCTCTCATCAGCTAAAGGGTGTGGTCCACTAGCATCTGCTAATTGAATTGTTGGTCTTTCAAGTTCAGCCATCAGTAATATTCTCTCTCCTCACGCTCCACAGGTTCGTCATCATAATCGTCGGGTAACGCCAGTAACCCTCCTTGTCGAAAACGCATTAATGCCTGTGTTACGGTATCAACGTAATCATCATGATCACCATAAGGGAAAGCAGCGCATTCTTCAATAACTTCTTCCGCCCAGCGTTCATCAGGTGCCCATACCTTTCCAGATTCAAATAATGTTGAACATGCGTTTACACGGGTATGCTTATCATTTCCTTTGCTTGGTGTAAAGTTAATCACGGGAATTCCTATTTGTCGAAGTTCATGAGTAAGAGGCATTCCTGATGCCTTAGCTTCAATAATAGTTGTCTCGGGCTCCCAGTACTTATATTGTTTTAAGGCGACTCTTTTTAACTCAGGAAAATCCCAACGACCTTTTTGTGCATCAAGAAGAATCATGGCCGGCGGTTCGTGTTCCACGGGTTTAAATACACCCCATGTGGTAATTGCACTAAAGTCTGCAGATTCTTTTTTGCTGTAAGCTGTATCGTAAGATTGAATAATATGCATTAAATCAGGAATCTTTTCTTTATCCCAGCGTTGCCACCATTCACGCTTAATAAGAGCTCCTTCCTCAGATGTAGGATTTTGTTGATATTGTGCCTGCCATTTAGCCTCGGTCAGCGAGGCTTTAGTCTGGTTTAATACTTCTGGTGTCCAGTACTCAGGCCAAAGAGATTGTCCACTTGGTAGGATAGCAGGAAACTCAATTACTTCCCATTGATCGGCTAAAGGCTCTGATTGGTTGCGTAGCAACCTTTCGGTAAGATCTTTGGTTGACCATCTGGTCATCACAATAACAATACTTCCTCCTGGCTGTAAACGTTGTCGTGGTCCAGAGGTATACCATTCATATGCATTATCTAAAGCTGTATCGCTTAATGCATCTTGCTCAGAATGTGGATCATCAATAATTAATAAATCCGCACCACGTCCCGTTATTGAACCTCCTACACCAGCTGCGAAATACTCTCCTCCCCCACTTACATCCCAACGGCCAGCGGCCTTAGAATCTGCAGCAAGTTTTACATCTGGAAAAACTTTTCTATAATCAGGAGAATCAATTAAATTTTTCATCTTACGACCAAAACGAAAAGCAAGTTCTGCATTATGTGTAGTTTGCATTATTTTTGCTTTAGGATTCCTACCAACAAACCAAGCAGGAAATAGGTATGAGGCAAATTCTGACTTTGTATGTCTAGGGGGCATATTAACAATTAATCGTTTTAAGGTACCATCTGCTACTTTTTGAAGCTGATTAGCGTACTTAATATGATGTTTTCCTTCAATAAAGTCAGGCCATACTGATTTTACAAACATTAAAAATTCATTTTGAGTCTTTGTTTGAAACTCAAGTTCTAGTTTGCGTAGCAATATTTTAAGGTCCTGGTCTGAAATATGCTCTAGTTTCTTAGGATCTAATTTCATTTTGAATCTTTTATCATATATACTGTTTATATCAATCAGGAGTACAGACCTAGTCAGAGAGAACCTTTCTTAGTATTTAGGGGGTTGGGGTAAAAATAAAAGTTAATTGAATTTGATAATCAGATGTAAGTACCTAAGGGCTGGATTGACCTCAGCGTTTTAACTTAGTGAAAGAAATAATATTTGTTCAAGCGACTTTCAGTCATAACCAAACGGCTTGGTTAATCTTTAACTATCATAACCTAAATAATCATATTTAAGTATTTCTAAAAAGTTTACAACCTCGTTTTGATTTTTAGAAACATAATCTTTAATTTGATTTTCATCAAGTTTTGATAATAATTCTTCATCTAATGGTAAGTCTAAATAATCATCTAACTTTTCATAACCATTAAAATCTAATTGTTTAGTATTATAATTTAAGTCTTCTTTGTTATCGTCTTCATAACAAAAGTCATAATTACTTTTATAATTTCCATAACTATAACCAGAATTAAACCCAAATGTTCTAGATTCAAAACTATTCTCGTTTGAATACCAGACTTTGTTTTTCTTCGTCCAAAGTTTTTTATTTACATAAACAAAAGTTTTACTTTTGCCGTCTGCAAATACTAACCTTGAATTATCTACATCTCGATTTAATTGTTCTAACCATTTTTGATTATAAATTAAATCTGGATTAGATTTTAAAACGGGACGAAGATAATATTTTACAAATTGGTGTGTATCCGACCTGTCCTTGTCAATTATTGCAGTTGGTAGCATTGGGCTATTATGCATTAACTTGATTGAACGACCGTGTTCCTCTTTTGAAAGAACAGTTAAAGGATGACAATTTATTTTGTCTTTTGTTCCTTGTGTCGCAAATCTAAAATGCAATCCCAATTTACTATCTTCATCAATATCATTAAATACAGATTGAATTAAATTTGTTACATCTTTAAAATCTTTGCTTAAAGTTTTTTTAGATATAACCTCGTCATTTTTAAAATACATTAAACCAAAGCCGTCTGAATTACTTGTTAATGCATTTTCTAATATTGTTCTTTCTTTAACAACATTATTTTTATTGCCTACTATTATTAAACACATACTTTTCTCGCTTTCTTTTTGTCATAAAACATTGTCTTATGTTTTATGTTTTGTAAATATTTCTTATCTAACAACCAATTTGTAAGATAAGGATAATGAAAATTATTAACCCTAACATATGAAATAAAGTCTATATAATTAGGATTAATTGTAGAACATTCGTTTTTTACAAAGTTAGATAATGCAACGACAAATTCTAAACATCTAAAGAAAGATGCTTTTTTAATATTGCCGTTAAACAATCTAAACTCATGCGTTGGCGAATGGTGGACAAAGATATTTAAAGCACCTCTATCTCTATAAGTTTTTACATCTTTAATTTTTAAAGATGAATTTCTATAACAATAGTTAGTTTGTTTTCGTCCGCTAACTAAATCCAGAAACTTTTCATTTTGTTTACTATTAATAAAATAAAGCATTTTACCAACAGCCAACCTAGAAAAAAAACTTTGTCCGACATGAATATGCAACCCCGTTGAATTATCTTTATAAGATTTTAAATTATTAATTTCTTCTGAATTAAAAAAATTATTCCATTTATACTTATGATAATCAAAAGTCGCAGGACTAGAAACAATTTCGAAACCATAGCCGATACTTGCGTCCTCTTTACAAATAACAAAGTCTTTTAAAATGTCAGTTTGTAAACTGTAGGCAATATCGTTTCTACTTAGGTCTGAAGATTGTTTTAATTGTACCTCTATTTCAACACCAATAGTCAATTCATGTAAATTAGGTTTTTCGTATTTCATTCGAAAAACTTTTGAATTCACTCGTCTGCTGTAGTTAAGTACATATTCATCTCTTTCTTCGTCTTCGTCATAATCTTCGTCATAATCTTCGTCTTGATAATCATGTTCTTCGTTATTCCAATCATCATTGGCAACCCAAACATCACATCTTTCAGAATAACGAAAATCATTATCGTTACAAGTAATACAAACATTTGATAAATTCCAAAAGTCATTATCTGAAATAGTTGCATTTGGTACATCTTGAGTACACCATTCGCACCTAGTCGTATTACTTTCTGCTTCTTCGTTAGGCATAAAGCCCTCACTTTCTATTTCTAAAATTAAAAGAAAGTCGCTTGAAAAAATATTATTTCTTATTCACAATGTTAAAGAGTAACAATCTACTAATTTAAAAAAGACGGACACCTCGTAAAACTATGTCCTTGTACTATTGAATTTTTTAAACTTTTAATCATTCTTATTTTGTAAGGGTAAAAAGAAAAAATCGCAAGGAAATAATACCTAAAAACATGGGATAATTACTTTTTATTTCTGCTGATTTTTTTAAGCGTTCCCGCAGGATTTTTTGCCTTTGCTAGCTTTGCATGTCCTGAAGCTGTAGCTATTAATTAGAATAACATAAAGGGTGGATTCATCTCAGTAATTCCTTGAAGCGTGGAGTTGACTCAGTAATTCCTGGTCTACCATCCCCGCGGTGACAGCTTCTCCAGCAACCTGGCGAGCAGCTCCATTATATAATATAACATGACCTAAATTCCTTTCTAAAAAACTCCGCTCAGGAAGAGCGGAGTTGTCTCAGTAACTTCTGCTACTGCTAACATGCTGGTAAACCTTCTGTGACCACAGTAGCATTTATCTATATAGTCCCATTTTCTCCCATAATCAAGCTGTAAAATAAAATACTTCAGCTTACCAGCTGCAGGTCCCTGGCAGCACTGGCACGTGCGTAAGCTGATTCATATAATAGAATACTACATATAGTAGTTCGCGAACCGTTGACCTACAATATGTGGGAGTTACTTCAGTAATTCCTGAAGTACCAGCTGCGCACTGGCGCAGCTTCACCTGATTCACCTGCTGCACGTGCCTGGGGTGAAGTATGGATAAAGAAGACTAGATATAGTGGGGAGTGAGTTCAGTAATAACTAGATCTTGGGGAGTGAGTTCAGTAATTCCTGATGCCGGGCTCGCGGATCCTTCACCTGGATGCAGCTTGAGCTCAGGACGTATAGTAAAGCTGAAGGTGATTCATATAGAAAGGGAGTTAGTTCAGTAATTATTGGGGGAGTAGTTCAGTAATTTTGGGAGTGACTTCAGTAATTACTCGAACAGTGAACCTCGAACCTCGTTCCAATCATATGGATAAGGGAAGGTTTTAAGGGAAGGGTGTTTTAAACCATTTTTCGCTAATATAAGGGAGTCTTTCCCTCTATATAAATAGAGAGATCTCTTTAAGAGGCTCTCGGACTGTTTTTTAACAAAAATATAAGAGTTTCCGCCAGCTTTGGCATATCTTTGATGCCACGCTACCTGTAAAGGCGATAGTAACACTTTGTAATATTTTGTTTGCTTTAATTCTATCCAAATTGGCACCCCATTATAACAGCCAAAAACATCAGGAATTCCACCCCCAGCTCTATTTTCAATTCTTGTCCAAAAAACATCATTTATGTTGTTTTTCAAGGATTTCCAAAACAAAGATTCTTTTGACATTGTGATTAAACTATTGTAAATAAATGGGATAATTTAGAAAGGAAGAAATTATGAAAATTAATTTTGATAAATATGACGCCACTTGCGAAAACGGAGTTTGGACTTGGCATATAAAAAATAAAGATAACACAAAAACTATTGCGGTTAAAGTTACTTTTAAAAAAGATACATATGATGTTTTTTCTTATCAATTAGCAACTTTAATGGCAACAGCTGAAGTTGATAAAATGTATTTCGAAGAGGAGGAAAAATGAGTAACGCACTTAAACATGAAGGAGGAGGATATCATTGGACTATAAGAAAATACAAAGATCCAAATAAAAACTTTTGGTTGGAACGCCTAATGGTTCTAGTGAAAAATGCTCCAGAAAATGGAACAAGATTCAAAACATATAAAATGGGAAATACTACTTTTAAAGTAAGAAATTCTCAAAAAAATATGGTTGATTTTTTTAAAAGATTGGCATCCAGAAAAGCTTCTATATTTCCGGAAATGCCAATTAAACCTACACCTGTAGTATCAAGGTCAGCTCCTTTACGCAAAACAGAAAAGAGCAAAACTTGTTATGTGTGTAGAAAATTAAAACCTAATCGTATGTTTTATCAAAGAAAAGATGGAACATACTTTTCTGGTTGTATTCCTTGTCAGAAAACAATCAGAGCCAAAACTAAAGCAAATATTAATCTGTATGATCATAAATAAGGAGGTAAATATGGAAAGAGTTAGTTTAGGACATGTTGCAGTTGATAGTGGTCAATTAATGATAGTTGACCCTTGTCGACTTGACGAGCATTGGAATAAGGAAGATTATGATCCTCAATCCAAGGCAACACCTTTTAGTTATAATGATATTTCTCAAAAAAATCAAAAAGGTGTTAATTCTTCAAACTTTCCCCAAAGTAAAATGCCGGGAGCATCCGTTCATTTTTTAACTGGATGGGGTGATGGTTTATATCAAGTTTGGGGATACAAAGATGAAGCTGGTCGTATTGTTAAAGTTGATATTGACATGTGGAATCTGGACACGAGGTTGAAAAGAGAGTAGACTTCTATGATGAAGGAAATTTGTGCAACACTATTAACTTTATGCAGTACTTTACTACAAAGTTTTGACTTTGAATATTCTACTGATAAACAACAACTGTTTGTAAGAGGTATTGCGGAGTGCACAATAGTTGTTAACACAAGTGTTCCTCCCGCAAAAAGAGTACCTGTGCTGATTAGTACAGCACAGGCTATTCTTGAATCAAATTGGGGAGAAAGTCGTTTTGCCCGAGAAGCCAATAATTTTTATGGCATTATTCAAACTGACCCGACCGAACCTCATATTAAGTCATTAAATTCTAATGTTTTAATGAAAACATACGGAAGAAAATGTGAGTCAGTTTATGATTATGTAAATTTATTAAACACAGGGAGTCATTTTGAAAAGTTTAGAGAGGAAAGAGTTAAACAAGTATTTTTTACAAGACAAGTTGATTATGATAAACTTATAGATGCATTAGAAGGATATGCTGAAGATCCTTTTTATACAGAAAAACTAAAAGAAATAATTTTAATTTTAAGAGAGGATTACTTTGGAGGTATTTAAATGTGCCGTATTTGTGATAATAAAGGTTTTTTTATAGTTAGATGGGAATTAGAAGAATCCTATGTAATTTGTAAATGTCAAAAAGAAAGGAAAAGGGGAGTTATGTATTGGTTAATGGAAAAATTAGCAAGATTGATTGAAAAAATTACTTCTTAAGAGATTTTTTAGAAGTAACATCTTCAACAGTAATATGATCTATCAAAGGGGAGTGAAAATTAACAATTTCTTTTAATCGCTCCTCTACTTCTTTTCTACTCATAGCATCAATAGTTCCATGTAAAACAGTTGTTGTTTTTTCATGTAACCCTGCAGCCTGACCTCTAATTTTTTCTGCATTCACAGCTGCAGACCAATGCCCACTATCTTTAGCACCATCTCTTAATTCTTTAAGATCTCTCATGTGTACACCTAAATTTGTTTCATTTTTTCTTTGTTGTTCTTCTCTTAATTCTTTTATGTAAGTTACAACTTTTGGGTATTGATTAGGGTTTTGAAGCTGATAAGATACTTGTCTTGCAATTTTTTCAGAATATCCTGCCTGACGAGCAGCTTCAGCCCCTGTAATTTTACCTTCACCAAATACTAAGTTATGAGCATAACGAAGTTGCATAGGTGTAAGTTTTTCAGTTTTTTTATATTTTGGCATATTGATCAAAATGTCTTTGCAACACACTCAATTTATCTTCCGCTCCAGCAATTTTTTCACATAATTTATCAATTTCTTCTAGGTGCTGAGGATGTTCCCCAATCCCAACAGGATTAGCAAAATAAATATTAATAGTCGCTTTAGATTCAGCAATAATGGCTCTATATCTTAAAGCCAAAGCTTCATACATGTCTTGAGATAAATTCATTAATTTTTCCTATATAGATATATCAGAGTAATTTTATATATATTTCCTTATATTTCAATGAAAAGTGAAAAGTGTTGTTGAATGTGTTGAATAGAATAAAAGTACATTCAACACTATATTTGTTGCTATAAATGACAGAATATATACATTATTTATTAATGTTGAATATGTTGAATGATATTTTCAAATCTTTAAAAATATTTTATAAAATAATTCTGACATAACTATATAGGAGAAATTCTGACTTTAGAAATTATTCCCATCACCATCAGGGCTGCCAATGAATTTGTTGAAAAATATCACAGGCATAATAAAAGAGTACAAGGTGCGCGGTTCGCGGTCGGTTGTATCAGTAATTCGGACCTAGTAGCTGTAGGAATAGTGGGCAGACCAGTAGCAAGGAAGCTGGACAACGGACTGACGTCCGAAATTACGAGGCTTTGCGCCAAACCAGACGCTCCAAAGAACGCTTGCAGCTTCCTTTATGGACGTTGCTGGAGAATATGGCAACAAATGGGCGGAAAACGAATGATTACCTATACATTCGAAAAAGAGGACGGAGGATCCGTTCGCGCCACAGGATGGCGCATGATAGGGGCTACCAGGGGATTTGGAGATCATCTCAAGGGTTGGCAAACCAGGGCAGGAAGGGAAAAACAAGAAAATGTCAAAGAACCAAAATTTAGATGGGAAATTACAAAAAAATAGGATAAAAAGAAATTCTAATCCGGTGGCAAAGGATTTGTTTACTCCTCTTTATCGCTTAAGAGTAGTAAAGAATAAAAAGAAATATAGGAGGGCTAATGTCGACAAAAGGGTTAAACCAATTACGGAAGAAGCCTGATTCTATTTCTCCTCATTCACTTTTCATAACAGCTCCTTGTTTTGGGAACCTTGTCACTGTAGACTTTATGCAGTCCATGATCAATGTACAGTCGTGGGCTGCGACCAACAATATTCCTTTACGTTTTTACTGGTTGGGTAACAATGCTATCATTACAGAAGCGAGAAATAAATGTGTAGCAGAATTCCTTAAT